TAGATGTATTTTCAAATATGTGGGATCAAATGATGAACATTTTTAATAATGTAAAGGAGGTGAATGATCAATGAAAAATATATTATTAATATTAATGATGACTTTGTTAACTGTAGGTTGTGCTAAAACTGTAAAGATAGACAACGAAGCAGAAACAAAAACAGGTAAGATAGAAGAAGTGCCAAAGTGGTTTGTTGAAAAAACAGACGGCAAAGGTTTCATGGGCAAGAAAGATAAATTTTTTATCTATGGTGTAGGTGTTGCAACTTCACCTGACTTGCAACTTGCAACTGAGAAAGCAACACTTATTGCAAAAGCAGATATCGCTGATATTATCAAAGGTGAAATGAATAGAGAAACTAAAACCTTTATTCAAGAAGTAGGGCAAGGCGAAGGTAACAGACAAGTTGTTACAGAAACGCAAGATACTATTATCAATATCATAACAAATACTAAAGTTATAGGTTATGAAAGATGGAAAATACAGATTGCTCTTACACCTAATGAAGAATATAGAGTGTACATAGGATTACAGTATCCTCTTGAAGAATATAACAAGTTAAGAGAACTTGTAGAGAAGGAGATGACCGCTGAACTAAATAGTATAGCAAACAATAGTGAAGAAGCATTCAATAGTTTAGAGGAGAAGATATAAGATGTACAAAGTTTTTTCAAAGCCAAACTGTGTCTTTTGTGACAAAGCAAAGGCAATGTTAAAAAAATTAGATATACCTTATGAAGAATATAAACTATCTACAAACATGTCAGGTGGTGATGGTAAGTATGAAATCACCATCGACCAAATGTTTGAAATGATAGGAAAACAAGTAAGAAGTATGCCACAAATAATGAAAGGTGATACCTTGATTGGTGGTTATACTGACTTACGAGAACACTTTATCAATGAGGGTAAAATGACATTTAGTGACGTAAATGAGCGGTAGAGTATTATCGTTTCCTGATGGTAGAGAGGTACCTGTTGAGAAAGCAACCTCAGCAGAATCCATATCTGACCATCAATCAAAAAAGTATGCAGACGCACTAGCAGATGATATGATCATACAGTTAGTGGCGTCATTGCAACAAGAAGGTTTAGACATAGGCAAACCTACAGGTACTAAAACATTTTTAGATGTAGGTATATTTCTAGAGGCATTTAGAGCAATGATATATAGAGATATGGATTTAAAACATCCATTTCATAATATTACTGACAAAATGATGTATGTAGAAAAAGTCAAAGGTCGTAAATATTCTGTAGTAAATTATTCTGGTACAGAAATAGTAAAAGTACCTGAAGAAAAAACTGAAAACGTTATAGAATTTGAAAGTGAAATAGATTTTAATGATACTAATTGATTATTCGCAAGTAGCAATCTCAAATATCGCCGTCCAATTATCAATGAGTAAAGGTAAGAATACCTTATCTGTACCTATGGTAAGACATATGATACTAAACTCAATAAGAGGTTATGTACATAAGTTTAAAAATGATTATCCTGGTGATGTTATAATATGTGTAGATGGACCTGACCCATGGCGTAGAGATATATTTCCTAACTACAAAGCAAAACGTAGAGAAGGTAGAAGTGAATCCACTACTGATTGGGAAGAAGTGTTTGGTATTATACACACTATCAAAGATGAAATAAAAGAAAATTTTCCTTATAAGGTTGTACAATTAGATAGAGTAGAAGCAGATGATATCATTGCAGTTATAATAAAGAAGTCATCAAATAAAATGTTTAACGAAAACTATTTAATTATATCAGGTGACAAAGACTTTCAACAACTACAAAAATATCCAGGTGTAACACAGTATTCGCCAATACAAAAAAAATTTTTAGAAACTAGCAAACCATATGAGTATATCTACGAGCATATACTAAGAGGTGATGTATCAGACGGCATACCTAATTTCTTATCACCTGACGATACATTTGTAAACAAGATAAAACAGAAACCAATACAAAAGAAAAAACTAGAGGGTTGGTTGCACTCACTTATGAATAATGGTGAACCACAAGATTTTTGTAATGAATATCATTATCGTAATTATCAACGTAATGAAAGATTAATTGACTTTGATAAAATACCTGACGAAATACAAAACGATATATATAATGAGTATCAAGAGGCAGAAATTACTGTTGCAAATCGCAGTAAGATATTGCCTTATCTAATTAACAATGATTTGAAAGAATTGATAGGAAAAATAGAGGAGTTTTAAAATGGCAGATAATTATAATTTATCTTTTCACGAAATATTAACAAAGGTTAATAATGCAAAAGATAAACCTAAGAAGATAGAAGTATTAAGAAAATATGATACAAACGAATTAAGAATGCTCATGAAAGGTGCATTTGATCCTAAGTTGGAATGGTTAATGCCAGAAGGTTCACCACCATATAAAGTGAATGAGGCACCTGTAGGCACAGAGCATACTTGGTTAAAACAAGAAGTTAAAAGAATGTTCCATTTTCTAAAAGGTGGCAATCCACAATTGTCTCAAATGAAAAGAGATAACATGTTTATTCAAATGCTCGAAGGATTGTGTGCTGAAGAAGCAAAGTTACTCATACAAGTAAAAGATAAAGAACTAAACAAACACTATAAGGGGTTAACCGCCAATCTAGTCAAAGAAGCATTTGGTTGGAATGACGATTTCATGCGAAAAAACGCATAAAAACCATGTGACAACATGTCGCACTCCTCAATATTTCTACTAAACCCTTGAAAAACAAGGGTTTTTTCTTTAAGATAATGCTTGACTTTCCTTACAAAATCATGTATAGTATAACTATATTTCGAAAGGATACATTATGAAACTTAAAACTACTAGAAACAATCTACTTAAATATATCAATACACCATTTGACGGTCAAGATTATGAGACCGTTGCACATCTTATTGCTGGTAATCAATTGATTGCCGCTGCTAATTTTATTGACGGATTAGATACAATTGTTAGAGATACAATGAAAATTGTTATCATGAAAACTTGTCCTAAAATTTCTTTAGAAATGTTTGGGGTTACTGAATTTTATACTTATGGCGATTTTGAAGGAGGTCAATAATGGGTAAAGTAAAACAATGGGCAGAAGATAATGCCGAGAACTTTTTAAGTCAATTAGAAAAACAAATCAAAGACGGAACTCAAACAGTTGCGTCTGCCATGTTACTTGTTAAGTCTGCTGATATTATGTGGGACTTAATTGGTTTTAATGATGTTGACGAGGTTGAAGAATACCTCGAAGGTGTCGTAAATAAATAGTAAGAGAGGTCTTATGAAATACTTTTTATCAATATTAGCAATCATGGGTATCTACCTGATTGCTTTTACAGAAATCAAACAAGCACAGACGGTAATTAAACCGTTAGAGATAACAATACATGTACAACCAGCAAGTATAAAACCTGTAAAAACAGGTTTGCCTGTTATCAATACATCAAACAAAGACACATTTGTAAAAACTTTAAACGCATGTGTCAATCATATCTATTCAGAGTTGCCAGTTGAGCAACACATACCTAAAGAAATATTAATCGCACAAGCGGCACTAGAGACTGGTTGGGGTTCAAGTAGATTTGCCAACGAAGGTAATAATCTATTTGGTATTCGAACATTTAACAAAGATAGTGAGTGGTTATTACCAGTTACTTGGGACCAAAACAAATGGATTGGTTGGGGTGTAAAAGTTTATGATAATAAATGCGATAGTGTAAAAGACTATGTAAGAATTATAAACACAGTTTTTGCCTATGAAAAATTTAGAGAGTTGAGATCACAAAATGCCAACGTTTATGATCTTGTGGATACTCTAGATAAGTATGCTACTAAAAATAGTTATACAGAGTTGGTTAAAAAAGTAATAAAATATAATATAGAAGGTGTATATGAATTATAATTTGTTTTGGAAAAGAGTTGACGCTCTTGAAAGAGCATATAATACGGCACCAGATGATATGAAGTACGTCTGGTTTCACAAGTTGTATGCTATGATGTTAAATGTTGAATATTATTAAGGGGGTTGACAATGACTAAATTTTATGGTATAATAAAGAATAATTTACTTTTAATAACAGTTATGTTATGGGCAGTTATAATTGCTATAATGGCATATCCTGAACCTAGAGATAACAAAACTATTATACAGGTAGAAATTGATCTTGAAAAAATTGATGGTTCTTTGAAAAACATTGAAACAGCAATAGAAGAAATATTTGGTAAATTAGAAATAGAAATTAATACTAATACAGGAGATTAATATGAATATCTTTTATCTACATAAAGACCCACAGACTGCCGCCAAATGGCACGTTGATAAACATGTTGTTAAAATGATTGTCGAGTCCGCACAATTACTTTGTACAGCACACCGTATGAATGATGGTGTCAAAACTGAGGCGAGAAGTAAAACAGGTCGTAAGACATGGCGTTATATTATGGAAGATGAAAGAAGACAAAATCAATTGTATCAAGCAGTACATTATCATCATCCTAGTGCTGTATGGTGTCGAGAAACTAAACAACAATATTTTTGGTTGTATGATTTATTTAAATATCTAGGTCATGAATATACACATAGATATGGTAAAGTACATAGTACAAATGTAAAACTTAACAGATTATTAGAAAACGCACCTAACAATATAGGTCAAGGTTGGCGTGAACCACCACCTGCTATGCAACACTATCCACAATGTATAGTGCCAGGTGACAGTATTCAATCTTATAGAAACTACTATATAGAAGCAAAAGCATATTTTGCCAAGTGGTCTAAACGTGATATGCCTGATTGGTTTGCTGAAGGAGTTGCATGATTACAAATATATTATTAGGATTTATATTATTAGATTTATTATTCATAACATTGATGTTATATGCAATAGGGGAAAAAATGAATGACAAAAAGTAAACATAAAGAATTTCATAAGAACGAACCACCTATACCATTTACATTTGATTTTTATTTGGTCTATTGGGAAGACATACAAAGTGATAGCGGATGGCGAGACTTAAAAGATATACAATCATCTAAACCAGCAATCTGTGTTTCGACAGGTTGGTTAGTAAAAAAAGATAAGAAGGTACATATTCTCATGTCTGATTATAATTATGACGACAAAGGTGAATTGTCAGATGGTGGTAACACAACGGTGATACCGTCAAAGAATGTAATTAAAAAATATAAGATAGAGGGACTATGAGAAATTTCGTTGTAGAATGTTGGGATGGTGTTATGAACTTCAATCATAACCCACTAAAGAATATACCAGACTTACAAGTTAGACATTTAATATTACAAATACTGGCATGGATGTGGTGTATAACTTTTTCACTATTCTTTTCATCATGGTATATCTTTGGTATATCAGTTGTGGCACACTTTGTATTAATACTTGCAATTGTAGTTACAGTTGCTACTTTTGTTTCAACAGAAAGAATGTATAGATTTAAGGATGGTTATCATTCTATGGGTCGTGCAAGAGGTTCAGTATTGTATAGAGGTAAAGATGGTCAAGTATATAAAGTACCATTACCTAAAAATGATCCTGGAGGAGAACACGATTAATGCCTACCTATAGATTTTATGATAAAGTAAAAGATGTTGAATATGAGGAATTAATGACTATTGCAGAAATGGAAAAGTTTATTAAGAAAAAACATATTACACTATTACCACCTACACAAATGAATATTGTATCTACTACAGGTCAAATTGACAGTAAAACAGACGCAGGTTGGAAAGAACAATTAAGTAGAATTGCAGAAAAACATCCTGACAGTAATCTAGGTAGAAGGTATAGACGTAGAGGAATTAAAGAGGCAAAGACAAAAGAAGTATTAGAAAAACACAGAAAGATAGCAAGAGCAAAAGGAAAATATAAATAGAATTAGATACGTTGCAGTACAATGGTAGGAATATTATATACTGGTAAACAGAATCCGAAAATGTAAACTGAGCAACACTCATAAAAAAAAGTGAAAATAAAATGGTAAGTAAAAAGAAAACATTAGGTATATCGGCAACAGAGTTAAACGATATAAAACCTATAACAGATAATCAAAAAGAAGTTTTTGAACAATATCAAAAAGGTCAAAATCTTTTTTTATACGGTGTGGCAGGAACTGGTAAAACTTTTGTCGCATTATACAACGCATTAAAAGATGTGTTAGACCCGAAGTCACCAAGAGAACGAGTGTATATAGTTCGTTCTTTATTACCTACAAGAGACATAGGTTTCTTACCTGGTGATGAGGAAGACAAATCATATTTGTATCAAGTGCCATATCAAAACATGGTACGATTTATGTTTAAACAACCAGACGAGAGATCGTTTGATCAGTTGTATAATAATTTAAGAAATCAAGGCACAATAGATTTCTTATCAACGAGTTTCTTACGAGGTGTTACTATTGATAATGGTGTTATAATAGTTGATGAATGTCAAAATTTAAACTTTCATGAACTAGATACAATCATTACAAGAGTAGGACAAGACACAAGAATAGTCTTTGCTGGTGATATACAGCAAACAGACTTAACAAAAACAAATGATAGAAACGGTATTTTAGATTTCGTTAATATCATGCAAGAAATGAAAGAAATAGATTGTATTGAGTTTGGCATACCAGACATTGTTAGATCAGGTCTATTGAAATCATATTTAATTAACAAAATAAAGTTAGGATTACACTATGAGCAATAAATTTTCAGAAGCACTAGAAATAATATTACACCACGAAGGTGGTTATGTAAATCACCCAAAAGACCCAGGCGGTGAAACAAACTTAGGTGTCACTAAAAGAGTTTACGAAGACTTTGGTGGCGAAAAAGAAATGAAAGATTTAACAAAAGAAGATGTTGAACCTATCTATAAAAAGAATTATTGGGATAGAGTGAAAGGTGACGATTTACCTGAAGGTCTAGACTTATGTATATTTGACTTTGCTGTAAATGCAGGACCAGGTCGTGCCGCAAAATTTATTCAGAGACTAGTAAATACTACAGTTGATGGTGGCATAGGTCCTAATACACTAGGTAAAATAAACGAGTATGTTGAACACTATGGTTTATCACAGACTATAGAAAGTTATGCATTAATGAGACAAAATTATTATGAAAGTCTTTCTACATTTGATACATTTGGTAAAGGATGGACAAGACGAGTAAGTGAAGTGACAGAAAAGGCAAAGGAATGGACGCAATAACACACACAATATTAGTTTGTATAGTTATCTATGCTTCTTATAGATATGGCAAACATGTTGCTTATAAGGATTTTAACAAATTTATAGGCAAAGCAATGGAAAAGGCAAAGAAAGAACCAGACCCATTTTTTACTAGAAGATAGGGCTTGACTTTTTAGTCAAACCGTGATATAATAGTTTTAACTATTAAGGATTATATAATGTTTACACACCAACCACCCATAAGAGATTTACCTCTACTGAAAGCAAAGAACGTAGATGGTAAAAGATTTTACGAAGACCAAGAAAC